GTGTACTGGGGTAGGCAGAAAACCGTATGATTAATAATTGTTTTACCGTTGTTTATCATTATTTAAATGAGCGTTTTATTATTCCGCATGAGTGGAATGGTTGGACGGTGGCGGATATGCAAACATTCGTCAAAGATGAAAAAAAGTTTTTAGGGCGTAAGGATCATATTGCGTTTTTTAGAAGTTTTTGCACACGAGTCGATAATGCTGAAAAAGACGATATTGTGCTTACACGCAAATCAGTTGGGGTGGCAATCAATCAATTTACTTATTGGGTGCATAATGAGGATCTTAATAAAGTAGAGCATAAGCCGTTAGATAAGTCATGTTTAGTTATGAGGGTTAATCATGGGTAGTAGTATTAAGGCAGCTGCTGGTTTAGCACTTGCAATTTTTGCACCACAACTTGCGCCAATGTTAGTGGGTGCTGGCGCAAGTGCCACGGTATTGGCATTAACAACAGCAGCAATTACACTGGTTGGTGCGTCAATATCTGGATCAGCATTAGCACCAGATGCTGGTGATATTGGCGGTGTTGATTCATATTCTGGCATTAAACTACAAACCCAAAAATCAAACATTAATCCAGTACCAGAGGTGTATGGTTATCATCGTTTAGCTGGCAATATTGTCTATCAAACTACCAATGCAGCTGTTTCAAATGATGATGCTGCAAATGGCTATAATCGTGACTATTGGGCAATTATCGTTATGGCAGGACACACCATTGAGGATATTGTTAAAATTTTTGCCAATGACGATGAAATGACATCGTTAGGATCAAACAAATTCAAACTTGAGTATGTACATATTAAATGGTATGACGCTTCATCTACTGCCACCAATGTACAAAGCATTGATTTTGTAACTGATACTACTGGCGCAACATCTACTGGTGCAACACTTAATCTTGATAGTGTTGATATTCCAAAAGATACAGCATTTTTAGCCGTTCACCAAGTGTTTGATGGCCAGCAAAATAAAAACACACAAATGGCCAATGTGGCCACCGAGATCAAGGGTAAAAAAATACGCACAATTACCGATGCATCTACTATATCAACCGTATTAACTTACTCAACTAATCCGGTAGAAATTGCCTTAGATTTATTAACTGATGGCTTAAGTATTGCAGATGCTGATATTGATATTTCAGTTTTTTATCAAGCCAAAACCGATTGTGATACTTATGGATGGGCGTGCAATATTGCACTGATTCAACAAGCTAATATTCAATCAATCATGCAAGATGTATTGGCAACATGTCGTGGTCAGATTGTGCATTCGGATAGTAAGTGGAAGTTAAAAATTGACACCAAAAACCAACCAACAGTTGTGGCTTTAACTAATGATGATTTTATTAACAATTCTTTAAATATATCAATGAAAGGCAATCGAGAAATTGCTAATAAGATTATTTTAAAATATATTAATCCAACTGATCAGTGGCTTAGTGCGCAAGTGGTAAAAGAAGATACAGATTTGCAAGATTTAGACTCGCAAACTTTATCTAAAACATTAGATATTAAAGGTGTTACCAATCAAACACAAGCTAATCAACTTGCTGAAATCACATTAAACACAATGCGTTATAGTGAAGATGTGAGTGGCAATCGAGTTAAACAAACTCCACTTGCTATTTCATTTGGAACAACAGTTAAAAATGCCGATCTTGAGGTTGGTGATGTGGTGAGTATTAATTCTGATCTGCTTGATCGAGTGCGTAAATTTGTGATTTTATCAACAGAAACAGATCAATCCGGGTTGATTCAAATTACTGGCCGTGAATACTGCGAAACACATTATAAAAATTCATCTGGAAGTTATTTAATTTAAGAGGTTTATATGGCAACAATTGTAACAAGAGCAAGTAAAGGATCAGCATTAACCCATAGTGAGATGGATGCTAACTTTGATAATCTTAATAACTCAAAAGAGGATTTAAGAGTACCTGCAACGCAAGCCGAAATGCAATCAGGTACACAAACTGAAATAAGGTCTATGTCGCCACTTCGGGTTAAGCAAGCTGTTGACGCATTGTCGTCTGCGGTCGCATCGCAAGAAGTGGCAGATAGAGATTTTGAAATAAACTTACTATAACCAGGAGAATATAATGAATAGTAAAACAGCGCAATCAGCATTAATGAGTCGTATCGTTTCGGTATCAGATTCGGAAACTGATTTACAAAAACTGGCTTATGCCGCTAAAGGCTTGGAGTCTTTAACCAATCAAACGCCAGAGGACTTTACAGGTTCTTATGGTGTTAGTTGGAATCAATCAACAGATACATACACGCAATTAGGCTCAAGCACTAATCATACTGCTTTACCGATTCAATCAAAAATGCGCAGATGTTTGTTAGCAGATGATGGCACAGTGAGTGCTTACTTACACGCAGCAGACTCATCATTCTTAGCGAATGGTGGTGCGGCAACCTTAGATGGTTCAGCTGGGCAAGTGATGGTTGAGATTCCTAAGTTTTATTTTAAGCACACTTTTAGTGGCTCAACTCATTCTTGGGAAATATCTGAAATTCCATTAAGTGGTTTTGCAGTACATCCAACATTCATTAAAAATGGTGTTGAGGTTGATTTTAGATATATCGGTGCTTATGAGGCTTCCTCAGCATCCTCTAAACTTGGCTCGGCGTCTGGTGTTTATCCTGCGGTTAGTAAAACTCGCACAACTTTTAGAAGTGAAGCGGCAGCACGTGGCACTGGTTGGAGGCAAGTGGAGTATTACTTACACTCAGCAATTCAATTGTTATATTTAGTTGAATATCAAGACTTTAACTCACAAGAAATGATCGGTCAAGGGCGCACAACACTAAGTGGTGGTGCTTGGTCTAACGGCTCATACATTGGTATTTGTGGTTATTCAGATGCTCACGGTAACCAAACAGCAAATCAAACAACTTCTGGTGGTGGTGTAACGGGTGATATTCAAGGTGACTTTATGTCATATCGTGGCATTGAGAATTTTTACGGCAATGTTTGGAAAATGGTTGATGGTTGGACGGTGAATGACGTTTCATCTTCACAAATGATTCAATATGCAACCAACAACGATGCTGATTTTGCTGATACTGGTTCAACTAATATGACGGTAATTTATGATGACACATCACCTCATGCAAGTGGTGCATATATCTCTGAATTGGCAGACATCTCAACAGGCTTCTTAGGTACAACGCTAAGTGGCGCATCTAACACCTACGTGGGCGATTACTACTGGCAATATGCCGACGGCTCTGGTTGGTCACTGCCTCTGGTGGGCGCGCTTGCGCCTAGTAGTGCGCAGGCCGGGGTGTTCGCGCTGTCTGTGCTTTATGCGTCGTCGGCTTCCAATGTGAATATTGGTTCTCGGGTCGCTTTCTAGTGCCGGTTTTAATAAATTTTTAAGGCAACTTAAAATGGGGAAAATCTTCCACCACTTACGACTACCTCTGGTAGGCACGAATGCGAATAATAGTGCGCAAGCCAGGGTGTTCACACTGAATGTGAATAATACGTCGTCGAATTCCAATGTGAATATTGGTTCTCAGGTCACTTTCCGTCTTTTAAAAAATTCTGAGAAGATTAGCCCTCGCCCCTTGGCGGAAGAAAGAGCAATTCCCTTTAGTGTTAGTAGGTTCACTCTCGAAAGCTCTGGGAAAAGACTGGAAAATTAGATGAAACGATACGGCAACCTATACGCAAAAGTTTGGGATTTGGATAATATCCGCGAGGCGCATAAAAACTCACGTAAGCGCAAGGCGCATTATCGTGAGGTGCAAATGGTGGATGCCAATCCGGATTTTTATTTTAAACAAATTCAGCAGATGATAAAAAACAAGACTTATCAAACTTCCGAATATGAAATGTTTAAAAAAAATGACAAAGGCAAAATAAGGGAAATTTACAAACTCCCTTATTTTCCAGACCGTATTGTTCATCATTGTATTATGCAGGTGATTGAGGATATATGGATGAAAACATTTATCCGAGATACTTACGCAAGTATGAAAAATCGCGGTATTCACGATGGTGTGAAGCGCATCCAAAAAGCGTTAAAAGCTGATGAAAAAGGCACGCAATATTGCCTGCAAATGGATGTTAAAAAGTTTTATCCATCAATTCATCATATCACTCTAAAGCGAATTATTCGCCGCAAGATCAAAGACAAAGATTTGTTGTGGTTAATGGATGAAATTATTGATAGCAATCCAAAAGGTGTGCCAATTGGCAACTACCTTTCACAATATTTTGGCAATTTGTATTTGAGTGATATTGATCATTGGCTTAAAGAGCGAATGCAATGCAAATATTATTTTCGTTATTGCGATGATTTGGTAATATTGGATAGTGATAAAACCAAATTACATAAAATTCGCGGTGAATTAGAATCTAAACTTGCACCACTTCGATTAACCATTAAGCCAAATTGGCGAGTTTATCCGGTGTCAACTGGTGTGGATTTTTTAGGCTATCGCTTTTATCACACCCACACATTATTACGCACATCACTTGCTAAAAAGTTTAAGCAGCGCATTTTGGAAGTGCGTAAATACTGGCACAAGATGGATGCAATATCTATGCACAGTGTCATTATGAGTTATTACGGATGGCAAAAGTACGCCAACGCTTGGAATCTTTACACAACACACGTTTCACCGGAATTACGTCGCCGGATGGAATGGAAAACTACCGACGTTATTAATCCATTAAAAGGAATATTATGAAAGCATATAGCACAACACAACCAAACTTAACTCACACTAAAAACGGCATTACTTATATCAATATTAACGCCGTTGAGCAAACGATTACCGATGAAGTAACTGAGCAAGAAACCACTCAATTTGAGTATGATTCAATGCCCGTTGTTAATGGAAATTTAATCTCAGCAGGTATTCGTGCTAAATATTCGTGGGATGATGAAATTGCGTTGATTAACAATTACAATGCTGATAATACTGATGCAAATGGTGAATATGCTGCTTATCAAGCATATCGAGCTGAAGTCAAAGCTTTGTTTGCATAGTGGAAATCTCAGATATAGTTTTAGCATTTGTATCAATACTATCAGCTATAACTGGCGGTGTTGTTAAGTCAGTAATGAAAGACATTAAAGACTTAGAGCATAATATGAATCATTGTCAGACTTCACTACCTAAAGAGTTTGTGATGAAAGACGATTACAAAGACGATATTAAAGAGATCAAGACAATGTTAGGCAAGTTGTTTGATAAGGTCGAGGGCAAACAAAAGTGATTGCCATTGAGCAAATCGTGTTGATTGCCGATTGCTGGCTCTTTTATCCTTATTTGTTATGCTCATAAAACGCCTAATTTTAGCCTTTTTATGTATTAGCTTATTAAGTGGGTGCGAGAGCCTTAAAATACGTAATTTGGGCAAATCTGGGGCTTCGGCTGGTGTTGCTTACATTATTAATCCAGTGGCTGGTGTTGCTTCATTAGCCACCTCAATGGCGTATGATGAAATAATCCCCGATCAACCAAGTGTTGAGCAAATAGAAACCAAAGAACAAGCCACCGCTTATATCGCTGAATCATTGTTTATGAACTTGCTTTATTTTGGTATTGCTTGGATGTTAATTACTTTAATTGCAGCACCGTTCATTAAAAGAT